CGGTATAAAATCGGGTGGGTAAATGCGACCATAATAACGAAGTGAAGAACAAGATCGAGAATAGATTAGAGTAAATGCAGCTGAAAGAAGACGACCGCACCGAAACACAAAAGGGCCGATATAACGCGGATCGTCCAGCGACGGTTAGCGGCTCGTTTACCTTTAATCCAAGGGGACTGTTTAATAAAATGAGTAACCGCCCAGGCTAATAGGATCGCGAATACCAGGTTACTATCTAGTAATAACTGTCCGTATAGGTCGATAAGCTGGGTTTCGAGTCCGGTTTCGGTTGTTGTTTGCTGCATATCAAGGCCCTATTTTATCCGGTTGCTTTAACCGCGTGGTACTCTTCTAAATGTTTAGTCTGTCTATGGTGTAGTGTTTTAATATCGGTTTCGTGCGTCTTTATACGACTCTTTATGTCGCGAACCTCTGTTCGGTGCTGGTGTACGACCGCGGCCAATAATACGCCGGCTATAGTAATTAGCACGGAGATAATAGCTATTAAAATCGGATCGGATACCGCGTTCGCGTCCATAACTAAAACACCTTTTTTTTAAATAATTCTATGAACACTACGACGCTCAATATTATGCCCGCCGTGAGTAGACATAATCCGGCGTTTACCTCGTCGTTTATATCCATCTATAACCCTCGGCACAATATGTAGTATTTGTAAAGTCGATAAAATCAACATAATGCCGTAATGATAGTCTAAATTAACATTACTACCAAGTATAACCACAATAAAAGCATAGTAAATCGCTAAAATTCCGGATATCTTCGCCAGGTATGTAGCGCCTAGAAGTAAGAAACCAGCCATAAATATAACGTTTAATAGCATAAATATAACATCGGTTAGTATGCCAGGTTGTTGTATGTATGCAGCGAAACCGATAAAAACGGCAAATTCGGCTAATAATAACCATATTACCATTTTATAATTTGAGCTAGCCGGCGTTTTAAATGTAAGAAAACAGACAATAGATAATAGTATTAAGTCGGTGGTCGCTATCATAATTTAACCCTATTGTTAAACCATCCGTAGATAAATTTTTCGTCCTTTTCGCGACGTTCCGCGAGATCGACATAAAAAGCACCCTGTAAACAGTTTAGCATTTTAACCAGGGTATCGGTATCCCGTTGTTCGACCATTTGACTTAGCGCCGTTAATGTGGCGTTACCGATCTGGCCGTCGACTTTAATATCCTGGTAAAGAGTACCGCGATTATTAAGGGCGTTAAGTGCACGCTGTAAAAATTTACCCGCGCGACCTGGTCCCATATTAACAGCGGTATCGACCACCTCTTCGGCAACACTTAACGCTAACGATTCCAGGTCGTCACCACGAACGGCGTCCCAGTATTTAGCGACATAGACATCGAAAGCCACATCGCGAGGCAAATCGAACATAGTCCCGTCGTACCCGAAGGACCGCGCGACCGCTGCGGTAATACCGAAATTAGTCTCGCCGCCCGAGTCGCTAGGATCGTTAACGTAACCGCCTTCGATACGGATAATTTCGTCGATCGTTTCTTGTTTAAGAGTATCCATGATTAATTACGACGTCTAACAGTAACTTTATAATTGCCGATCCAGCCACCACCCGACCCCGATCTAAACTCTAAAGCTATGTCGCCCGATATTGGTGTCGGTTTAGGTCCGGACGCGCCTGTATATACCGTATTGTGCATTTCGTTACTGAAATAACCGCCGTTATCAATAGCATAACAATAAGCCGCATTTGATACCTGAGGATCGTCGACAGCTAAAAATATTTCTACGTCGTCGGTACCTAACCCATGGGTTATCGTTTTAGTATCGGACGAAAAAGCGGCGCCCGTACTAAACGCACCGTCTTGTGTAAATTCGACTTTACTTAAATCAGCAAATTCGAAATTAGTCCCGTTATATACGAGTTCCACCGCTTTTGTGGTTACTAATAACCCGGCAACCAGAGCGGCGGTACCATCGACCGTAATATTTTTAACACCTAACCCGTTTACATCAATGGTCGACGCGCCTGTATTAGCGTTACCTGGCGTAAACCTTACGACCATACCGTCGAAATAACTAACCGGTCCCTGTTGACCTGTACGAGTATCCAGGACGTAAGCGTCGGCGATACCGCTCTCGTCGTAATTAAATGCACGACCCGACGCTAACTCTACTAACGACTGTAAATATTCAGATACCGCGGCGGTCTCGGGTGTACCACTGGGAACGATCCCAGACGATAAAAGTAACGCTTGCTGTAACCCGATAATATCTTTAACGAGTGCCGCTTCCCACGGTGTACCGGTTCCGTCGCCAGGCGTCGTAATATTGCGTGGCTCACCATAGGGCCATATATTAGGGACCACTGGACCGACTTTAGCCGGGTATTGAGCTAATAAATTAATTGACATTATACGGACACCAAAATTATGCCTAGACATTGCTGGGAGCGACTGATTTTTAAACAAAGTGCCTCGAATTCGTCTTTACGTTTCGGGTCTATTTGCGCTTGTTCGCCGAATACTTGACCGCCAATATACAGGAAATAACGCCATTTATCAGTATCGGCGGGGATAAAATAATCGAGCGGTATATTTATAAACCCTACATTTGCGCCTGCTTCGGCGAGTGCTTCCCCACCTTCGGCGAGTTCTTCCCCGGCTTCGGGTATATATCCTAACGCACTATTAAATAATTTATTTACAAGTACATAACCTGGTAATGATGTACGTTCGCCAGCTTCGGCGAGTGCTTCCCCGGCTTCGGCGAGTGCTTCGCCAGCTTCGGGTATATAAAAAGCAATATCGAAACCGTCACGTAAATATATCGTCGGGTTTCGCGGGGTTACACACGATTTAACACCGACAGCGGGTTCGCTGCCTGGGACCCACCATTCGTGTACATAAACGTCGAACCCGTTCGCCTGTAACGTATCCTGTATATATCGCGGATCTTGACCGCCTAGCGCTTGCCATGTGGCCGCGAGTCTATCGCGTCGTTGTTGTTCGGTTAACCCAGTATCTCGTAACCCGAATTGTCTATCCCAAGCGTCAAGCTCGCGCGTAGACTGTGGAAATATATCTAACCAGATAAGATCGAAAAATAATTTAAGAGCGTCGCCAGTACCCGCAGCTAAACCGTCGAAAAATTGCCGTAATTGCTTATCGACGGTTAATCGCCAGGCTCGGGCATTAGGTAATAAATGTTTAAATACATTTAAAAACATTATACGAATACCACCGTATCGGCTTTAGCTTTTTCGCCAATACCCAGCGAATAAATATCGATAGGTGTAGCGCCTTGTTTAACAATCACCGAACTAAACACGCCACCCGCGGCACTAACAATATCGTCGACCACACCAGCGACACCACTACGGGTAATACGATCGAAACGAGGTAATATCGATAAACCCTCGATAAACGGTTCGCGTTCTAAAAAATACTCGGTAACAGCGGTTTCGATCGTTGTTTGCACGCTCGAACGGTTATCGACGACGAAAACGGTAATCTCAAGATCGAAAGGGGTACGGGTAATCGCGAACGAATTAGCCAGGGCGTTAGCGGGACGACGACTAGCGAGTCCGCTACTATCTAAATTAATCGAATCGAGTACGGCGTCCAGTTGCGCCGTCGGGGGTATGCCGTCCGGGTCGGTGGCTGTCGTTGCCTCGCAGTATACGTCGACCTGTCCCGGACAATCGCTAGTATACGGGTATACCGCTATAATACCGGCGGTTTCCTCACCCCATAACTCATAATCGGCTAATGCGCCACCCTGGGGTAATTTTTGGAAACGATCGACGATACGCTGTCGATATGCTTCGGTACTTTCGCCGTTAGCGCCTGTAACGGTCTGTGTAACCACAGTTGAATTACGGGCTACGTTAGCCAATGGGTTAGCGAATGATACAATAGCGCCGGGACCGAGATTACCGATAACACCAGCACCACCCCTGCCGACCTGGTCGGAAGCGGCCCGGATAACTGCAGATACCGACGGCGCGGATAATACGACGACTCCGATCGTAATATAGGTAACCCCGTTATCGGCGTTAATTAATTGGGTCCCGGAAGGTAACGTCCCGACCTGGTTCTCGACTGTAATCGTAATCGATAATTCGGCCTGGGTAGCGGCCACGGGATCGCCAATACCAACCAATCGACCCCATTCGATCAAGGGCGAAAATACTTTCCCGTTAACTGTGGTTTCATTAATCGACGCGGTAGATACGAACATCTGTAAAAACATAACCCCGCCGTACTTATACAATAGTACGAAAAAACCGCCTAACACTTTAGCGAGTACGCGTAAAAACGACTTCGGTAATAATGGGATAGTCTGGTTAAGGGTCGCTGAAAGTTGGGCGATAATGTTATCGCTTATATCTTTAGTCGTCGGAGTCGTTAAGCTCATGCGGTAACCTCTTTTAAATGTTTCCAGTTTTCTACATATTCGAATCGAGATTCGTCGCCGATTGCGTCGATATCTATCGTAATTTTTATACGGTTCAGATCTAGTATAGTTACTCAGATCATTACGGACTACGCGATATTATTGTCAAGA